GTATCTGTTTTGATGGCAAGGGTGATAAGTTTACTCATGTTACCGTTGCTCAAAAAATTTATCAGGTAGTTGACGAAAAGGTTATTGCTAAAATAAAAAATACTATATGAAACAAATGAGTTGCAAAGACTATGCGGTACTGGTGACATATCAGGCAAAAGCCAAAATATGTACGAAGAATGTCCAACCTGCCGAGGCTCAGGAAAGCAGTTTTGCCAGTGTTCAAGGTTTTATGGAATTGATATAGACGGATGCTGTTGTAAATGCCATAAAAAAGTTGATTAGAAAACGTATTAGACTATGGCCCATGTAGGTAAAATATTTGATAACACACCAAGTGGAAAAACTTTGTCAAAGAGGCGGGATGCAGCTATTGAAAAGTGTTTAAGTAATAATCATTCGATGGGAGATTATACCCATGTCAAAAAGAAGAATGAAAATTATATGCAATGGAACTGTACAAAATGCAGCCACTCTTTGATAATGAATTTCGTAACAGGAGAAGAAACAGGAGGCGCACTTACCCACACTTGCCGGGAAAGCAGTTGGCTTTAATTGATAAACGGTTTTGTGCAAGTCCCGTGGGGGGAAAAGCGTTGAAAAAAAAAATGGGGTTATTTATTTTATTTTTTTAATTTAGTACCCAAAGGTGCTAATTTAATGAGTACTAGAGACAGAAGAGTAACAATAAATTATAAAGACCAACGGCTTTACGCATACGCTTCTCCATTGTATGCAAAACTTATAAAGGCATACGCATCTGTTAACGAAATAAGCGATTCGGAGGCTGGGCAAATGGCAATAAAAACATTTATAGATAACTTACCCCCGGATCAAAAAAGTAAGATCGGTATGCCCAATGTATCACAGCCTCAGTCAAAAAATTCTCAGTCAAAAAATACATACTAATATGCTCTCACAAAAAGAAAAAGAAGCCGCTGAAAAGTCATTACAAAAACATCTGGATAAAGTTATTCGGGAAGTGACTCGTATTGAAACTACAATAATGATCGAAGGCACAGACCTCTCTATTGGCCGATTGGAGGAATTGTATAAAAGAGCTTGTGAATTGGAGGGTGTCGCTAATTGGTTAATTAATTTGAGTAAAAGGATTAATCCACCAATAATAAAGCCTGTTGGTAGTAAATTTCACGCTTAAAAGTCTTGCTGCCTTTTGTTGAATAATGGCCCCCTCAGAAATGAGGGGGTTTTTATTTTGGTAGAAAAGTGCCTCAAAAAAGAAAAAGGTAAATTTTGTCATAATACATTTACTGCATGATCTATACCGTTGATGCAAGTGCAGACGAACCGATCATGCTTCTAAACAAGCATATCGGGTATGACGAAGAGGACGGAATGGGTATAGATGGCTCTTTGTTTCAGCAGGAACTTTTACAGTTGGATAACATGGGTAAAAAGGCGATTCAGGTTTGGATCAATTGCCCCGGTGGAAGTGTGGTAGATGGCTTTAATATCTACAATGCGATTTTAAAGAGTAAAACACCGGTTGATACTTACAATGTTGGTATCGCTGCTAGTATGGGAGGGGTTGTGTTCATGGCCGGTAGAAACCGGAAAATGGCTGACTACTCTTTATTGATGATACATTCTCCTTCTGGTGGGGAAAATCAAAAAGTACTAGATGCAATGAGTGGATCGCTGGTTAAGATGATCTCAGCAAAAAGTCACACCCCGGAAGAAGATGTAAAAGTTTTAATGCGTAACACCAGCTGGCTCACTGCTGCCGATTGTTTGGGAAAGGGGTTTTGTACCGACATTGAAATAACCAGACAGTCTAATATGAAGATTTCAGAGGCAAAAGCCATGTGGAAAGATTGCACTGTTATTGTAAATAGTATTTTGAAACAACCTTTAAATAAAAAACTTACCGTTATGAACAAAGTAACAATGAAATTGGGCCTTGTTGAAGCAGCCACAGAAGATAATATTATCGAAGCCATAAAGGTTATCGAAAACAAGGCTTACGTTGCCGAAACAAAGATTTTGTCAATGGAAGGAGAGACTGCCCGTAAGTTAAAGGAAGTACAGGATAAAGCCGATGCTGCTGTTGTAGCTGCAAAAGCAGAGCTGGCAACCGTAAAGGATGCCGCTGAGAAAGCTGAGGCTGATTTGCTCACAGTAAAAACAACCCTTACCAAAACTCAGTCTGAGTTGAAGGCTATAAAAGACAAGTACGATGCAATGGAAGCTGAGAAAAATGCTGCTATTGCTGCCGAGAACGAGGCGAAGGCAAAGGCTTTGGTTGATAGCCATGTAAGGACTGGCCGGATCAAGAACGAAGCAAAAGTTATCGAACGCTGGGTAAATCTTGCGAAGGATGATTTTGAGGGAACAGAAGAGATGATCAATGCGATCCCCCTGAGTGTAAAATCCCCGGTGATCATTACCGGCGGCCCGGAAAAAGCTGTTGAAGGTGTTCATGCCACAAGTGCTATGGCCCTTGCAGTAAAAAACAAATTGAAAAGAGAAGGCAAGCTGGTTTAAATCAGTGTACCCTTACTAAAATATTATAAAATAATTCTTAAAATTTAAAATCAAATACCCATGTCGTTAATCATTAATGATACCGCTTATGCCGGAACATTTGCAAGCTACTTCTGGCTTCCTGCGACCTTTGGAATGGACACCCTGCAAAAAGGGGTTGCGTATGTTCAGGATGGAATCAAAAAATCTCACACTATTGGCCGTGTGGATTTTGCAAATCCGTTACAGGCACGGGTAGCCACCCCGTCAACAAGCGGTGATTATACAATTGATGGCCGTGTTTTAACCCCGGAGGATATGATGCTCTATACAGAGTTCAATCCGAGGGATTTCGAACAACACTGGCTGGCGGAGCAATTAAGCCCCACGCTTCTTGCCCGTGAGTTGCCGGTAACTGCGGAGAACTACATGATGCAGATGGGCCTGAACAGAGCCTTTGAGCAGATTGAAAACGGTATTTGGATGGGTTCCACAACGTACACAGCTGTTGCTGGTACTGCCGGGAACGGACAAATAAAATTCTTCGATGGCTATCTGAAAAAAATGATCGCTGATGCAGCTGTTTTAAAAGTTGGAAGCCCCTTGCCATTGTCGGCTGCCGCCTCCAGCGGTTCAGTTTATAATATCGTTGATGCGTTCAACGCATTGCTGGCCCTTTGTGCCGTAAATAAAAAGGCTTTGTTAAGCAAGCCGTCCCGGTACAGCCGCCTCAAGTTTCTGGTATCGGTAAATACAGAACAGATTTACCAAACATTTTTGACCACCACTTTGACTTTCAAAGGTGTTAATACCACAGAGCAGGGTATTAACAAGTTCAAAGGTTACGAGATCGTTCCTTTGGCCGGTATTCCTGACGACACAATTGTATTCACCGAAGCGCTGGATGATACAAGCTCCAACCTGTATGTGGGTATGAACAGTACAGAAGATAATAACCTGCAACTGCAAAGATTACAGGCGAACTCTGAGCTTTTCTTCCTGAAAGGGCTTATGAAGTACGATGTGCAGTATGGTTTCAGTGAGCAGGTATTCTTATATACCACACTGGTAATTGGAGATTTTTCAGTGTAACCCGGAGTGAGTGAGTAAAAAAGTAAAAAACCTAAAATTCATTTCATTTTAAAAAAAAAAGTTTTATGAAAAAAATACTTTGCTTTGTTTTTGTGATAGCCATTGGTTTTGTAGTTAACAGCGTATCAGCTCAGTACACTACTCCCCGGACGGGAACAGGTGTACGGTATGATCCACGCAATTTGAATTACGAATACGCCACAAAAACAGATGCGGCCAGTGCTACCATTGACACGTTCACTGTTTATCCCCGGTCATGGCAAACTACTTACCGGTTGGTATTAGTTGATAGTGTTTGTGCAGGGAACCCTACACTTACAAAATCTTATGCTGGAGATAAAATACAATTTATTGTCTCAGCGGCCAGTGGCACACCGGTACTAAAATTTGTTGGATCGAATTGGGTGACAGCTGGAAATGTAACAATGACTACCCGACTAAGATCGGTGATAGACTTTGTTTTCGATGGAGCCAAATGGGTTGAAGCGGGCAGGTACACTCAATAATACCTGAGTATTTAATCTGCGCCCCTACATTGTTCATTTCTATTAAAGCGATCTTTTGTATGGAAAAATTGATTACATTTTTTAACCTAAAG